AAGGTAACTTATCGGCCATAGGAACAACTGTACTTAGTGGCCACTCTTTTACAAAGAGTTTCACTGAACACACAATAGTAATAGGTATGGTATCTGTAAGAACAGATCTAACATACCAACAAGGACTGAACAGAATGTTTAGTAGAGAAACAATTTACGATTACTACTGGCCAACGCTATCAACGATTGGCGAACAAGCAGTCAAAAACAAAGAGATCTACGCACAAGGAAGTGCAGCCGACGAAACAACGTTCGGCTATCAAGAGCGTTACGCGGAATATCGATACAAGCCAAGTTCAATTACTGGCAAATTCCGTTCAAACGCAACAGGCACATTAGAATCATGGCATTATGCACAGGAATATGCAGCCCTGCCACTACTTGGTGATTCATGGATTCAGGTAACAGACACAAACGTACAACGTACACTAGCGGTAGCAAGCGAACCTCAATTTATATTTGATTCGCTATTCAAACTTAAGTGTACACGACCAATGCCAGTAAACAGCGTACCTGGAGGAACACATTTCTAATGGGTGACTTATTTTCAGGTATAGGTTCTGCAATTAGCGGTATATTTGGTTATAAAGGCCAAAAAGATACAAACGTAGCAAGTGCAGAACAAGCTGCAAAACAAATGGCATTTCAACGCGAAATGTCCAACACGGCCGTACAACGCCGAATGGCGGATTTAAAAAAGGCCGGAATAAATCCAATACTAGCTGGTTCTAAAGAGGCTAGTTCTCCCGGTGGTGCAATGGCACCAGTCGGGAATAAAGCACAAGCAGCAATTTCTGCTGCAACATCTGCACAAAATTTGGCAAATTTACGCAGACAAGAGGAGATTTTAAAAGAAACCAAATTTAAAGAGCGTCAAGCGGGAACTAAAATATTAAATGAAAATCTTTTACTTAATAATCTTATGCCACATAGCGCTGCTCAGCGCGCTTTTTGGTCTAATAAGAACAATCATAAAAAAGTCAGTATAGACCACTGGGCAAATACTGCAAGAACAATTGCAGCTGCAATTTCACCATTTACACCATAAGGAAACTATGACAACTAAAAGAAAAGCCACTGGCGTAACAAAAAACACATTTCGTTCAGCCTATAACTTAGGCAACGAAGATTATAGCCAATCATTTACTGATGGCTTAACAGAACAACATCACACTGACACGTGTGATATTAACAAAATACTAGCACAATTCATGGAAACAGGAATTATGCCAAATACAAACGCAAACCCACAATATGGAGACGTATCCGACGTCGACTTTACACAAATGCAAAATCAACTAGCGACAGCAAAAACGTTATTTGAAGAGTTACCGGAACAAGTGAAGGCACGATTCAATAACGAAATGCACACATTCTTACATTTTGCAGAAGATCCAGACAACCTACCAGAACTGGTAGAGATGGGTTTAGCTGTTAAAAACGAGCGTTTAGCTCAAGCTGTACAAGCACAAGACGGAAAGGAAGCGTCGAGTCCTGGCATAGCCAGTACGCAGACGACTCTTTCGTCAGGCAAGTCGGATAATTCCGACGCGGCAGAAGGATTGTCTACTTGATACAATCCTAACGAGTGACACCTGCTAGGGTGGAACGAGTGAAAAAAACTAAAGATTATAACTACGGAGAGAGATAACAATGAGAAGACCAAAACGTATGAACTACAAAAAATCAAAGAAACTATTTTCACGCACAGCAGCGAGAACAAATAGAAAAAACTCAATGAGAGGAAGCCGACCTATGAGAGGCGGAATAAGACTATAACTAAAGGAGACAACTATGCCATGTTTTCACCCACTAGACGGATACAAATCATCCACAGGTAAGTGGATATCCGAAAAAACACACCACTTACAAGAAGAACTCACTATACCGTGCGGTAAATGTACGGGTTGTAGAACAGAATACTCACGCCAATGGGCGATGAGGAACATGCATGAAGCATCTTTATGGGATAAGAATAGTTTTGTAACATTAACATACAATGACGAAAACTTACCCAGAAAAGGAAATTCAACTACATTAATAAAAAAA